GTATACATATCAACAGCAACATCTTCAAACTTTAGCCCGTCATCTTTGTGTTTAAATTTGAAAGTAAATTCTGGTTCTTTTGGCGCAAGGTCAACACCCGTAAATATCTTTGTACCTGCAATCCAAGCAGATTGATTCATTGGTATTGCTACAACAGATATCTCCCAGAGTCTGACTTTGATTAAAAGTCTTACACCTGTTACTTTGTCTACATCGGATTGTTTTGTCTGATAACCTATAGAGAGCCCTTTTAAATCGCCATCATTTATCAGAGCGTATACGTCTTTGCCTAACTGGGTATTAAGGTTAATCTCCGCTTCCCCATACAACCCCTTCTCCTGCTCTTCCAACATCTTCCATGAGCCGATTGGCTTATCTAACTGATGACTAAACAGCAGTACAGGATTTTCCATAAACTTGGGCAGGTCTTCAAAGAATGCCCCCGCAATTACCCTGTCACCTCCTTCGTCCAGTTCGTAAGTTGAGGCCAGCCCTTTAAAAAAGCCCCTGTTGCCTTTAGCCTTGATTTCAAAGTTATTGAAGTATGTTTTCTTTGAAAGACTATCGATAAGTTCCTGAGTTAAAATTTCCATTATGACTCCTTGCTATTATTTTTAACTAACCTTCACTTACAGGCACTACGCTGCACCTGCAATTTACATGATTAGGTTCATTCATTACACCTGAGCTGAACGACTCATTAATTGGTATTACACCCTGATCCTGATTACCCATACAGATATCAGCAACCAGACCGTCATTCATTGTGTACCATTGTTTATTTGGTATGCCCGCTTCTTTGTAGTATTCGATTGAGGCCCTGCCGTAAGAATTGGCCGATTCAGTTCTGGCTATACGTTCAGACCGGTAACCTTGATACTGATTAAACTTTTCTGTAATGTTGCGCTGCAATCGTGTTACTGTTTCCTGCTTGCCTATAGACTCTGTTATAAGGCCTCTAAGTTCTTCAATGCTCGTCTTGTCAGTCATTGATTTTAACTTACCTAAAATAGACTCGGCAGCATTTATAATTCTCGGACTTTCAGCGTCAAATACCAGGTCAATTCCCGTAACGTCCCTTGCCCCCTCAATACCTTTAATTATTGATACCTTTACCCAATGCTCGGCTTTTTTTATAAGGATTTCACCGATTGCGTTGGCTTCCCATAATGCCTCTATATCAAATGGCTTTGCAGGTGTTAAGTCTTTATGCAAGCGTCCTATTGCTGTATTTAGCTTCTTTGCTTGCGTCTCAAACGCTTGGTTCATGCTGTCCTTAAACTCACCGATTATAGCCGATAATCTCCTATTGCGGTTTCGTGTCATCTGGCAAGCTATTTTAAAATTGTGTTCAAAATGTTTTTTTTTAATATCTAATTCTTCTAACCCTTTAACAGGCGGAGTTGCAGGATTTCCTGTTATGGGTATCATTGCCATTGACATATAATGTTCATCCATTGCAGGGTCGGCAATTGCGTCATATCCTAAAACCTGCTTACCCTGATTAGGACTCATTAAAGCTGCATTGACCTGTTTGATTACACGGTCTATCTTTTCATTTTGTGATTCCTGTAGTACCTCAATAGTTGAGTAATCCACTTCGATAAACAATTCATCGCCCCAGACGGGTCGAATATAAAATTCTGTTAAGTAATTTGCCAATCTGTTAAGTTTCTTTGACAGCACATCAGCCCAAAAGATTTTGCGCTGTTCCTGGCTATTGGCATAATTTGCATATTCGTATATGTTTACCATAACCGGAGGTACTCGGTATATTGCAAGTATCTTTTCTCTGAAGTTTTTCTGCTGCGCTATAAAGTCAGCGTCCTTTTGTGTAATACCTACCAGCTCGTATTTCATGCCTGCTTCAAGTATTGCAGTCTTATAAGCATTATCATAACCTTTAAATAACTTCTCCCATTGCTTGGACAACCTGTTAATCTGCTCAGGATTTAAGTTCTTGTCAGTTGACAGAAATCCATCAGGTCGTGAAGAGTTCTTAAAGAAATTCTTTGCGTATATGTTTGAGTAAATGTTTGACTCAACTGCTATTCTTGCAGCCGCCAACGGTGAATGACCGTAGTAGAAATCCCGGGGATGGGGATACTTAAAATGTAATACTTCCTGCGGCTCAAAACTCGCTTTCTCTATGCCGTTATCGTATATATAACCCTTAATGTAATTTACCCTGTCAGGTACAATCTTAACCCAGTCAGGCCTCATCCAGTATAGTTCCCTTGGTATACCTAAACTATCAAAAGCCTTATACCAGTAAGCATTACCCTGAAGTTCTAAACTAAGTAAGGACTGTTCCTTAAACTCATCTTCTGTGGTATGGTCGTTTACCCGTCTTAAGGTATCAATGGCCGGATGATTCGTTATTTCTTCTTTATCAGCTTTGCCATTTTTTATGACCTTTTTATACAGTTTAAAGCCTGCATCCATCGAGGCTTCAGTTATTGCATGCACACATGAATAAACCCATTCATCAGCAGAGTATGCCGAAGCATAAGCCGATATATTTACAGGTTTTTCCAATCCGTATGACTGCTGGTACTTGGCAACCATTACATCAAGCAAGCCCGATGTGTCTGTTTTGGCTTTGGTGTAGCCTACCCTTGAAAGTATATTATCTAAAAAACTCATTTAATTTTCTCAATTCTCTCCTAAAATTATAATATTAGGCATTGCTTCCTGACCCTGCCTGTAAGTGCCATATCGTCCTGCGTCCATTAAGTGGTCAGCAAATTTTACAGGCTCGTCTATTACATTACCGTCCTTATCTTTCTTATAACTGTAAGATTGCCTTTCCTTGATTGCATTTGTGCTGTCTTTGGTAATTCCTATAACGCAAGTTTTACAGAAGTCTATACCGTCCTTAACGCTCTTATCGGCAGGATATATATTAAAGCCTGCCTTATAAAATTCTTCTATCCTTGCAGGTTCGGCTGTATCAGCATACCAACTACATGACAACTCTTCGGGTGTTACTGACTCTTTGACTGCCGATATAAGTTCAGTATTAGTAAGGTTTGACCTATAAAATACTTCCTGCCATATTGCCCGTCCGTCTATCCAATATACCCTCATAACAGTTGATGGATTGTTAAAGCCAAAGTCTATACCGAAAGTAACGTCCTGGAACTCTCTAGGCATATCAACAACAGGAAATGAATAGATACCCTCGGTTAAGGTTCCCCACTCTCCTAAGGTATAAATACGATAAAAGTTTTCGTCCTGGGTAATTAGATTTTCTATTTCGCTAATTATCTCAGGATTTAAATTCCTTAAATTATCCTTGTATGTCGATACATTTTCAGCAAGGCCAGACTTACGTTTATCTACCAGTTCAGTCTTAATCCAATGTAGTGATGATACAGGATTAAATGACAGAAATAATTGGTTATTATCACCTTTACGGCTGGCTCTTAAATTAAGTTGCCTGAAGTCCTCATAAGTAAAGTCAACGGCCTCCTCCAGCCAGCAGTCGTTATAATCTATTGAAGCAATCTTGGCCGGATCATCTAAGCTCATAAAGTACATCAGGTTGTTTTTAAACCTGAGCTCAAGATTGGTTAGATTTAATTTAACCGGTATATGGTATTCTTCCAACAGGTCTACGATTAGCTTCATTGCAGTTTTACGCAAAGCCGGCAAGGTTTTACGTGCTACAATGATTACCCTGTTATCGCCAGTCTCCAGCTTGTTAAATATTAAATGCTGTGCCACTGAATATGATTTACTTGAACGAGTCCCGCCACGCAGTACGTTAATTCGTGCTTTAGTTTCTTCCAGCCATCTATAAACTTTGGTATGCTCACATCTAATCCTTGTCATATACGTGTATTATTTCTATCGGTTCCAGTCCTTCAATTTGAGTATGCTGTTGATTTGCCAGTAGCTTATTCATTAAGGCAATCATTATTGAAGGATTTGCATAAGCCTGTTCTACGAAGCGAATAAATAATTCTTTTTTCTTGCCTTTTTCTACAGTCTTGATAGCCCCACTTAATTGTTCCATGTACGAAATTTTAGGCCTGCCTCCAGGATTACCTGACTGACCTTTTTGGAATGGCCTACCTACAACTTTACTGTTTTTTTGCTGTTTATCAGCATTATCATGTTTTTTTTTATCTTCACTCATCTTCTATCACTACCCTAAATGTTTGCCCTACTTTCAAAACCAACTTTAAAACATTTGCAAGTTCAGAGGCCGGTATTTGAAAAGTAACTTTGCATTCACCTTCACCATCTATTTTGATTGCTGTTGAATTGTTTAATGCTGCTATAAAACTTATTTGTTTGATTTCTTGTTTGGGCATAAAAAAAGCACCTTTCGAGTGCGTTGAATATTAAATTTGTGTTACTTGACTAATTTTCCACGATAATGAAAAAGTATACCTTTTTTAAAAATATGTCAATATATATTTTTATTTGAGTCCATTAGGTATTTCAAAGCCTATCTTCCGTTCTATTTTTCTGCTTACCGTCCTTATAGCTCTTTCCATTTTTATTTTAAAACTTAGCAGTTCAATGCTTGTCGGGGCTTTACTTTCATTAGCCGGTTTATCTGTTTCATCATCTTCCATACTACCGGAGTTATATATCAGTTCATCTAAAATATCCATGTTCTCAGTCAGTCTCTCCAGAGGTTTAATAGCAAGCTTTTTTCTATATCTCATAATCACCTATATTGTTTGATTTCTTCTCATTAACCTGTCAAAAAACTTAGTGTTTCCCTCTGCCTTCTTACCTCTCTTAACCGTAACTTCCATAACCGACCCTTTGTGGTAGTGGGTATTAAAGCGTTTATTTAATCTTGCTATACAATCCTGACTGATTAATGCTATCAGCGGGTATATATCTTTAGCCTGGCTATGGATTAATTTTGTCATATTCCTCCTTTAGCCTTTGATAAATTTCTTGTAAGTCCAGTATCGTGTATTGAGCTATAATATTTGATTTACTCTTAGCGTATTTATAATCTTCTGGCCTGGTTGCCTTAAACCAATCTAAAAATTTAATAGGATTATTCTTAACTGAACCATTAGAGAATTCGTGGCAATTTACACATAGACAGCAACAATTACGTTTGTCGTAACGCAAGATCATAACTACACGGCCTATGACATGATGATTATTAAGTTGAATATCACAGCGGCCGCACCATTCACAATAACCTAATTTACGGATTATCAGACTAAATAGCACATCACATTTTTTAATTAATTTACTTTTACTTGGTTTTTTCATACCCATAAAAAAAGGTGGCTATTCATTCGCCACCATAATTTAAATTGTTTTCTATGTTTCATTAAAAGAATATTTTAAGCCCTTTCAGAATTTTAATCAATCCTTTATTATTTCATCAGCTATTGTTTCAACTAAATCATAACTTGTTGGTATAACAATTGCTTTTAAATGCTTTTTTAATACCTTTACAATCTTATCTTTTGAATAGCCAAGTTTGCAGATAGCGGTAATAAAATTATCAACATCTAATTGCTTACCTATTTGTGCTTTATGTTCAACACCATCAACCTCGGAATATCCATATACTGGTATGGTTACATTACCATCAAACATCTTTTCAACTTCATCTCTATTCAACGTCTTAACTGCTCTCAACTGTTGTTTTAATCTATTAATTTCAAGTGTTAAATTTTTATAATTAGATTTACAATTCAAACAAGCACTAATTGCCATATCACTGTTGGATTTCAATTGTTGTTTAAGTTTCATATTCTCATCTTGTAAATCATTACATAAATCACAATTATCAGCTTTAATTTGTTCTTCCAGTTCCAGTATCCTGCCATTACGCAGGATAAGTTTGGCTTCAAGCTCTCTTTTATTTTTTACCAATAACCTTATTTGTTCTATCCTGTCGTTAACAGTGGCTTCAAGTTCATTTGTATTTTTTATCTGCAAATTATTGTCATCAAGAGTAGCTTCAAGTTCAGTATTATCATTCATTAATTTTTCTACTGCCTCCAGCGCTTCTTTATTTTCTTTAAGTAACATGGTGTTATCCTTCATCACTTTTGTATTCAATTCCATCTCACCTTCAAATCTACCAAGAGTATCTGCTAATTGTAGTTTTAAATCAGCATTTTCCTTTTCAAGTTTATACACATAAATCAATTTGGTAGCTATATGATTTTCAGCAATTTCAACTATATCGTGCGCCTGCTTTGCAATGACTTCAGGAAATGCATTAGCGGTGTCATGTTTTAAATATTCTTTTATCTTCTGTTCTAAGATTGCTATCATTACTTATCCTTTCTTAAATATGTTTATCTATAAATTTGCATATACTCATCGTGGTCTATTATTGATGACGGTTTTTTATTCTTTAGTTCTTCCCCCTTAATTTTATCCATGATGGCGTTGGCTGCTGCTTCTTTACCTATAATTCTAAATCCTATTGTGCCAAGCGCATTATTCAATATTTCCATAATGCCATTTTCAGTTATCATGATTTATGGTTCCCTTTCTCTTCCTTGTTTTTCTATTAGTGCGTCTATTATGGCTTGATAAAATTTGTTTAAATCATTTAAATCAACATACTTGTTTTGACCCTTAAATACATCAACATTAAAAGTTTCATTCCATAGAAACATAAAATCATTTTTACTTATCATTTCTCACCTTCCCCATCTAATATTTTTAATATTTTATCCTCTGTATCATCGCTTTCTTTTTGTAGTAGCTTAATTGCTACTGAAAGTTCTTTGATATGTAGCTTATGTAATTTTAGTGGTATTTTTTCCAGTTTCCATAATCCACTTACAAGATTTTCTTCCGCACATTGGAGTGTATATTCTAAAACTTCTATCGCATACTCAAACATTTTCTCCTCCTTTAATTTATATTTATTGGTCTATAATTTCATAAGTCATTTCAAATATATCTGGTTTGCAGGGATAATGTTCACTTTTAACTCCAGTTATAAGCCAATCACCTATCTTAATATCCATTTTTCCTTCAAGGG